AATGTTTGTACCAACAAATCCATTACGGAAAAGTATTTTACCATTCCTATAAATATTGCAGAGTCCACCTTGACTATTCACACCATCCGAAACGGTCACCATAATTTGTACACTGGCGAAAGGTTTGTTAATACTCCCTTTGGGACCACCTTCTTTGGTGTGAGAAAACCCAGTTTTAAACTGACCATAAATACCCTTTATCTCTTTCGTGTCTATATAAAGACCCTGACCAATAGGTGTTTTACCGAGTGGTTTTTTCATCAGAATTGGTAAAAGGTCTAAACGAACTTCTTTACCAAATGATTTATTAATAGTGCCAACGAACAATCCGGGTTTCAGTGGAGAGATCTCTAGATCAGTGAGGGCACCAAATTCATTGATTGTATTTGGGTTCATCTCAGCGAGACCCTTTTCAAACGCGGCTTCGTTTATGGGATTGAGATTCATGTTGTCAAATTCACTCGTATTTATGGGTTCTCTTAATGCATTATTTACTAATTTGTCCATGTTAATGTCCGCAAATTCATTTTCCAAAGGAGAGTTGTTTTCGAACTGTGCGAAACGACTCCGTCTAGGGGGTGGAGGAGGGATAGTTCGTGGACCTGGGAGAGGTCGCTGGGGTCTCTGGATTAATTCGGGTCTGAGAGGTTCACGAAAACCCGCAGCCCTCATACGAGCTTCACGATCTTGGTCTCTCTGTCTTCTAAACATATCAGCTTCAAGTTCTTGAGCGAAGTTATTGTTTGAGTTAGAGTCTGAGTTTTGTACATCGACACCAGATTGCCTGACAAATTCTTTGACCGACTGGCTCATATTACTATTTGTAAGGATTTTTTTTAATGATTATTGCCTGTCATCAACTGATCTTCAATCAAGTCCATACCAAATATAACTGGTTGGATGGGGTATTGCCTGCCTCTATACGAGACAGATTCATTCCTAACCTCGATATCATAAGAACTGAATGGTCCCACGTAGAAGTCTTCATGAAACTTATGCTGACCCAAATTGTTGTTTTTGCAGTGTGTATTAAACGCAGCCACAAACAAGTTCTGGGGCACATACTGATCCTTACCCTTGTCGACAATTGTGGATTCCAGAAAGTGAATCAGAGAGTTTGCAACCTTCGCAACCTGCATCTTGATAATTTCAAAGTATTTCGGTACGACATCCCAAATATCTTCATCACCATATTTGTTCCTGTAATCTATGTAAGCCCTAATACATTTATGTAAAATGTTGGGTAGTTCATGTTTAAGTTTTTCGTCTAGGCGAGGATCTGCGTGTCTTACTTGTTTGCTGAAGTTCCATGGTAAAATACGGCGTAGAACAGAACCCGAATTATCTTTCCATCCTGGGACTTCATTACCACCAAGAACCCCTGGGACCTTCCACTCTGGNATCTCTTCAGCTGGTTTATTCTTAACTGCAACAGATACGTTTTCACCTGAAACGAGAGACTGAAACTCCGCCTGTTCTAAAGCGAGATCTCCCTTCACCTCTGGTGCGATAAACATGAATGCATCTTTGATTGAAGAAAGACCAAACTTCTTCTCGATATTGTTCGATAGGGTTCGTACATCCTGGTTTTCATAGAAATTCTTGAAAACCTTAGTAATTAACGTAGATTTACCCGATTTAGCGATACCCTTGAAGAATGGGATAATTTGCCACGAATCCAGTTCTCCAACATTATAACAGAGACGACCACCCATAACATACGCCCAGTTGCAGACTTCCTCTTCAAACTTCTGATACTGTAAAACTTTGTCAAAGTTTGGTGTTGGAATGTCTTGCCACCTTTCTAGATCCGGAAATTCATTGAATTCCTGATCAAAGTATTTGCAAGAAATAACAGTTGGATCTAATACAGCAAAGTCATTGCTATCATACGGGTAGAATTTACACTTGTAAAAACCTTCCTCGGGGTCATTTGGATTAGTGGGTTCCCACTCCTTACCTACAAATACACCATTCTTAAAAGACCAAACATGACGCCTCTTCTCAATATCCGGAAACTGATTGTCATTGCATTTAGAAATATTGTCGATAACTTCCCTGAAAATACTCCCCTTACTCGTAAAGTTTTTCCACATCTCAAAATTGTCATCTTTGTTGGCTAATGAATACACGAATTTCTCGATAGTCATTTTTGGTTCCCACGCCCTTGTATTGTATCCTTCCTCCGTTTTGTGTTCTTCACAACACTGACCCTTATATCTACGGTATTTGGCTTTTTCAAGTTCAGCAAGAGTGAAAATAAGACATTTTTGGAGGGGTATAGAATTATCTAAATCATCATCACACATAGTTGAGGCATCAAAAAAGGAGTTTGTCTGTGGCAATGCAGTTGGATTTGCAATACGTTCATACGCAGTATAGTGTCGACGTATGTTATCATATCCATCTTTGAGTTGCTTTAGGACATTATGAATTCGCATAACTAGAGTGGTTCCCTCATCATCTTCTTTCGTTTGAAGATTGAGAGCTTTCACTCTACCTTTTAAATCTACCAGGAAGCGTCGTTGCTTCTCACGAATACCCTTAACAGCTAGGATGTCGATTCTACCTACAATTGGGTTGTTGTTCTCATCATAATTACCTTCGTGGATAAATTGCCTATATCCAAGTTCGCGAGCATTTCTGAAATCTTCTGTCCTGAGATCCCAGTAATTCTCAAAATTGACGACAATATTTCTTAAGGCATCTTCATTCATCGACTGGATACTCTGTTTTTGAAGCTCTGCCAGCGCTTCGTAACGATTTGGTTCCTTGTCGATGAAGTGAGTAATGTCCATTTCTATTATTAAGAATTTTCTCTCTAATTAATTTTTCAACTCACTCAAAATTTTGATGAGTATTTTATTTTGCATTTGAAGTTGTTGGGTGATACTCACCAGAGCAGTACATACAGTGTCACCATCTTCAGTGGCGAGTAGTGAAGTCATCAAGGTCGCGACATCGACACCATCATCTTCAAACATCTCATCATCTTCATCCCCCATTTCATCCAATTCATCAACTTCATCCTCAGTCATAGAAATTTCCTCGACAGTATCAGACTCTGTCTCATACTCAGATTCGGGTACGGGTACGATTTCACCCTCCTCAATTTCTTCAGGCTGTTTTGACATTTGATTTAGACTAAGAAAAATTGGATCGCGAAATTTCGCACATTTACCCAAAATTATTTTCTCTGCCTATAGTACAACAACTCTCAAAATGGCTGGCGGTCTTATGCAACTCGTCGCTTACGGTGCCCAGGATGTCTACCTTACCGGTAACCCTGAGGTAACTTTCTTCCAGGCCAAATACAAGCGCCACACTAACTTCGCGATGGAGAACATCGAGCAGACCGTTAACGGTACTGCCGCCAACTCCGGCCGCGTCTCCGTCACCGTTGCCCGTAACGGTGATCTCGTTTCTGAGATGTACCTCGAACTCGAGTCTGACATCGCGTCTACCGTCACTGCCGAGGCTGGTGACTGTAACTGGGTCGCTGAGCGTGCGATCAACAACGTAGAATTATCAATTGGTGGCCAGCGTGTTGACAAGCACTACCAGAAGTGGTGGAGGCTTTACTCCGAGCTCTACCTCGATGAGGCCAAGAAGGCCACTTGGGGTAAGATGACCACTGCGGCTGACAGCAAGACTGTCTACCTCCCCCTTATTTTCTTCTTTAACAGGAATCCCGGACTTGCCCTCCCACTAATTGCCCTGCAGTACCACGAGGTCCGTATTGATTTCGATTTGGCTTCCGACATGGAGACCTTCCTTAACAAGAACGTCTTCAAGGTCTGGGCTAACTACGTGTACCTTGACACCGAGGAGCGTCGCCGATTTGCGCAGAAGGGCCACGAGTACCTCATTGAGCAGGTTCAGCACACCGGCACTGACACTATTACCTCCGATGGTACCAAGCAGGTCCGCCTCTCGTACAATCACCCNGTCAAGGAANTNGTGTGGTGCTTCTCCAACACCGCGGCCAAGTCTTCCCTTTGGAACTTCACCTCCAAGAACCTTGTCACCGAGATCAAGCTTGATTCCGACCCCCACGACACTCTGGCCAACTGCTTCGTCCCCACTTCGTACTCTGGTTCGCCCCTCCTCGCGTGCGGTACCGTCGGCGGTACTGCGCCCTTCACTGAGGAGGAG